GGTGATAGTAATGTTGCTATTGGATATCAAGCTCTTTATGTTGAAAATACAGGAACTTATGCGGTTGCCATTGGATACAGAAGTGGTTACAAAAATAGACTTAGTGCTCAAAATGAAAATGTCTTTATTGGTTCTAATGCTGGAAGAGAAAATACAGATGGTAACGATAATGTGTATGTGGGATACGCTGCTGGATATGGATTAGATGGTGAAGGAGCAGCTAACAATACTGCTGTCGGTAATCAAGCATTAAGATATGCTAAAGGTAATGATAACATTGCGATTGGACATGACACAGGAAGATACGCAACTGGTTCTCAAAACACATTTGTGGGTGCACAGGCAGGTGTAGGTGGAAACACATCTGCTCCTTATAGTTCAGGTAATTCTAATGTTGCTATGGGTTATCAAGCTCTTACAAGTTTCACAACAGGAAATGAAAATGTAGCAATCGGCTTTGAAGCAGGAGAGGATATCACGACTGGATATTACAACACATTACTTGGATACGAAGCAGGAGAAAATTTAACCACAGGTGCAAGTAACGTATTTATTGGATACGAAGCTGGTTCGAGTAAGATTGTAAATATAGGTTCTATAGCAATCGGTTACAGAGCTGGACTTCCATCTGCTGGTAGTTACGATGTTTTCATAGGTTACGAAGCTGGTGCTCAAGCTAAAGGTGGTAGTAACGTAGGGATAGGTAGAAGTGCTGGTAGAGGAAGTAATGGTGTTACTGAGTACGGAGGAACATCTGGTTCTGCAAATACTTCAGTAGGATATTTTGCAGGAAGGTATAATCTTGGTTCTCATAATACGAAGATTGGAAACACTTCTGGACAATACGCAACTGGTTCCTACAACACATTTGTAGGTTCTGAAGCTGGACTTGGTGGAACAACATCTGCTCCATTTAGTTCAGGTCAAAATAATACTGCTATTGGATATCAAGCTCTTGCTGGTTTCACGACAGGATATGATAATGTAATGCTAGGATACCAGGCAGGTGATGCCCTCACTACAGGATATGAAAACGTAGCAGTTGGTAAAGGTGCTCTTGGTGTTGCCGATGATGGTTATAGAAATACTGCAGTTGGATATCTTGCGATGGGTACAACTGCTACTAACGCTGGGAATAGTAATATTGCTATTGGTTGGAAAACAATGCAAGATGTCAATGATGGATTTGCAAATACATATGTGGGTACATTATCCGGTGGTTCAGAAGGTGGTGTATCAGGTGATTATAATGTTGGAATAGGACATCAAGCCGATAAAACGAGAGTAGGTGGTGATTACAATGTAAGTATCGGATATCGTACCAATGAATTTCAAGGTATTGGTGGTGGACAATATTCAATTGCTATAGGAAGAGAAGCTAGTAAACATTATGGTCGTATTGCATCTGGAACATTTAAACAGATGGATGCTAGAATAGCTATTGGTAAATACGCTGGAGCTTATATGACAAGTGGTAATTTTACAACCATTGTCGGTAATGATTCATATAAAGGAGTAAGTGGTATATACAATGCTACCGCATCATATGTAACAACATTAGGTGCTGAAACTGGATTATATGCTACTGGTTCTTACAACACATTCATAGGTGCTCAAGCAGGTAAAGGTGGACAAACATCTGCTCCTTATAGTTCAGGTCAGAATAATGTTGCTGTTGGATATGAAGCTCTTAAAAGTTTCACAACCTCTAATCAAAACGTAGCAGTCGGTTACCAAGCACTAGCAGATGTGACAACAGGAGGTGGGAATACTGCTGTTGGTATGCTAGCAGGTCACAATCTTACCACAGCAACTGCTAACGATGCTTTTGGATATAATGCTTTAGGTTCTCTCACCGCAGGTGGTAGAAATGTAGCAATCGGACAGAATGCTCTTTCTTCCCTTACTCAAACTGGAAACACAGATAACGTTGCTATAGGACATGCAGCTGGTAGAAATCTATCAACAACTGCAACCACAAATTATGTAGCAGAGAATGTTGTTATCGGTGGTTTAGCAAACGCTGGTGATAATGGTAATGGTGCGGATGCTCTAAACAATGTCTATATCGGTGCAAGGTCTGGTTATGTTGCAACAACAGGAAAAAGTAACACATTAGTTGGTAGAAGAACTGGTTATGCTCTAACCACAGGAAACAATAATACTTTCTTAGGATCTAATGCAGGTGACACCGTTACTACTGGAGGTAATAATATTGTTATTGGATATGGTGCGGATGTAAACGCAGTTGCAACTAGTGACACCATTGTAATTGGTTGCAATCAAACACCTACAGGTAATGAACAAACCATATTGGGTACTGCCACTCAAAAATTTACCCTCATAGGTGGTGGTAAAGCTATTTGTAGGGTTGCTCCTCATAATATAGCAGCGGGTGGTTCTAAAACCATAACATTAGATTTAGCTGCCCATCAAGGTTGGATTAGTGGTATGATGCATATTGTTGCAACAGATTCTGGACATAGTGGTGGTGGAGTATATCAGGTTTCTTTCTCAGCATTTTTAGATGCTGATGCAACAACAACGGATATAACTCAAACGATAATTCACTCTGATAGAGGATCAGGTAGTAATAATTACATTGAACTAAACTCACCAACTGCTGGCACTGGTAATATAAATTGGGTATTAGATAATGACCATAGTTCTGCGTTTAATAGTTTGAATATTGTGGTTGAAGTATATATGGCTGATAATCCTGTTAGATATCTAAGTTTAGCAACATCGTAAAAAAAGAAATAAAAAATTGTATTTAACATATTTATGTTATATTTATATAAACTACTAACTTAAAATAATATAGGAGAATAAGTTATGGCTGAAGAAGCAAAAGTTGTTGAAGCATCTGATGAGATTAAATTTTCAGAAGAAGAGTTAAAAGAGTTAGGTGAATTACAACAGAGTTATCAAGAAAAACAAGCTCAGTTAGGACAGATTGCTGTACAGAAGATTATAATTAATCAACAGATGGAAGCAATAGAAAATCGTCAAGCTGAACTTGAAGGTGAGTATGAAGAAGTTCAACAAAAAGAACAAGAAATTGTTCAGAAGTTAAATGAAAAGTACGGTCCTGGTCAGTTAGATCCACAGAGTGGAGTATTTACACCAGCACCACCTCAAGAAGAAGAAGCCCCTCAAGGTTAATATAAAAAAAAATTCCCTAAATAGTGTATTTTGGGGACTTTAAGTTATACTTATAATAGAATAATTACGTTTATTCTAAGATTTTGCATAACAAAAATTAACTAGGAGAAATTTAATGGCAGAAAGAATAGTTTCACCTGGTGTATTCACTCGTGAAAGAGACTTGTCATTTTTACCACAAGCGATTGGTGCAATCGGTGCAGCTATTGTAGGACCTACAGCTAAAGGTCCTGCTTTTGTTCCTACCCAAATTACATCATTTCAAGATTTTGAAGCAATGTTTGGTGGTCAAGATGATAGATTTTATACACCTCAAACGGTAGAACAATATTTAAGAAGTGCAGGAGTTGTCACGATAGTGAGAGTTCTTGGAATAGGTGGGTATAAAGCTGATGCATTGAGATTAGTTGCGTTCAATAGTGGTTCAACTAGTCAATCTCTTGCTGTGTTAGCACCATCAAGAGGAAATACATCTACAGATTTTGCTGGTAGTGAATTAGCAGCTAGTGCTAATTGGAATGCTTTTACTTTAACAGTATCTGGTAGTGGTATTGGTGGTACTGAATCGTATGCCCTATCATTTAATACTAGTAGTGCTAATTACATAACAAAGGTAATCAGTTCAGATCCACAATCAACAAAGAGTGGAAATAGTGATTCATCTGTTTATGTATATAAAGTATGGAGTAGAACATCTCATGCTAGTGGATTTACCTCAGCGTCATCTGCGTCACTAGATATTGAAGCAGATGGACTTGACTTCCAAAGTGGTACTAATACCATAGACAATGATGGAAATGAATCAACAGATTGGACTGGTAATAAAGATTATCAAACAGCAAGAACACCATTCTTACAATCTCAATTAGTAAACGGAGCAAGATATAAACTTTTCAGAGTTTATACTCGTTCACATGGTACTGATATAAATAAAGACCTAAAGATTGCTATAAGAGATATCAAACCAGCAGCTGATGTTGCAGGTTCTGATTATGGAACGTTTTCTTTACAAGTTAGAGTAAATAATCCTAATGGTAGTGATGATGATAATATATTAGAACAATTTGACCAGTTGACCTTTGACCCGAAGTCACCAAACTACTTTGCTAAAAGAATTGGTGATAGACACGTAACCATTGATTCTAATGGAAAACTTACTTACTATGGTACAATGCCAAATTTAAGTAAACACATTAGAGTTGGTGATTATGCATCTAAGACAGCTGGTGAAAACAACTTATCACAACATCCAAAAGAAGTAGTTCCAATGGGACACGAAGCAGTATATAATACTGTTCCTGGTACAACTGAAATACCTGCTGTGATATTTAAATCAAACCAACAAAATGGACAAGGTGTTTATGACGCAAATGTATTCTATGGGTTTGATTATCTTTCTAAATTTATTAGAGATGATAATGCTAACTACTTAGCACCAATCCCATCTTCAGCAAATGTTGGTAATAACGTTACCATGAGTCTAGAAGATATGTTGGGTGATGATAATGCTAATCCAAATGGAGAGTCTACATTTGCTAATGCAACTGAATCAATTTCTTTGACTAATTCAACACTAGCACAAAGAAAATTTGTTGTTCCTCTACAATGGGGATTTGATGGAAAAAATCCAGCTACAGCATACAACGTTGGTTCTGCAATCACTGCAGGGAATACACAAGGGTTTGACCTTTCAAGTTCAACTGCAAGTGGTTCAGTAGCTTATAAGAGAGCAATCAACGCTATTAGTAATCCAGATGAGTTTGATATGAATCTTTTAGTAACACCTGGTGTTATTCACAGATTACATTCTAATATAACAAACCATGCTATCAATAAAGTTGAAGCTAGAGCAGATGCATTATACATAATGGATGCTGCAGCATACAACGATAGTGTTGAAACCGTATTAGATACCGTCAAGAATCTAGATACTAATTACGTAGCAACCTATTATCCTTGGGTGTTAATACCTAATAGGGATAGTTCAATACCAGTATGGGTTCCACCATCAGTAGTATTACCTGGTGTTATTTCATATAACGACCAAGTAGCTCATGAATGGTTCGCACCTGCTGGATTGAATCGTGGTGGATTGACAAGTGTATTAGAAGCAAAAACAAGATTAACACATGCTGAAAGAGATGACCTCTATGAAGGTAGGGTTAATCCAATAGCTTCTTTTCCTGGTCAAGGTGTTGTTGTCTTTGGACAGAAAACACTACAATCTAAACCATCTGCATTAGACAGAATCAATGTTCGTAGATTGTTAATTGCATTAAGGAAGTTCATTGCAAGTACTTCAAGATACTTGGTATTCGAACAGAACTCACAAGCACTAAGAAATCGTTTCTTAAACATTGTGAATCCTTATCTAGAACAAGTTCAGTCTAATAGTGGTTTAAGTGCTTTTAGAGTTGTCATGGATGACTCAAACAACACACCAGAAGTTGTAGATAGAAATCAGTTGGTAGGTCAGATATTTATCCAACCTACAAGAACTGCAGAGTTCATCGTACTTGATTTCGTAGTACAACCAACAGGAGCCACATTTCCTGAATAATTTAGGATAAACACTAAATAAATGAGAAGCCCCTCGAAAGAGGGGTTTTTCTTTTTATTAAAAATTTGTTTAATTGATATTTATTATTGAATAGAATTAAACGGACTTTTAGGAGAATATAGAATGGCTACATTAGATCCTTCAGAAATTATGTTTACACCGTTTGAACCGAAAACTAAAAATCGGTTCATCATGTACATAGAAGGTATTCCTGCATACTTAATCAAAACGGCGAACAGACCTACGATTCAGTTCGAAGAGATAGTTTTAGACCACATTAATGTTAAAAGATACATTAAAGGAAAAGGTGCTTGGCAACCTATTGATGTCATGTTATATGATCCTGTAGTTCCAAGTGGAGCTCAAGCTGTTATGGAGTGGGTTCGTTTATCACATGAGTCTGTTACTGGTAGAGATGGATATTCAGACCTTTATAAAAAAGACGTAACATTTAATTTGTTAGGACCTGTTGGTGATGTTGTTGAAGAGTGGGTACTTAAAGGTGCTTACATAGAAGCAGCTAACTTTGGTGAGTTAGATTATGCTTCAAGTGAACCAGCTGAAATCACCCTAACACTTAAATATGATTACGCAATCTTACAATTCTAAGGAGTAAATATGAGTTTTTTAAGAGAAATGCTTTCTAGTGATGCTAAAATTTCTAGTAAAAGATTTGTCGGTTTCATGGCATTCTTTATGTTGATTTGTAGTTGGGGTGCTGATACCTTTTCTACATTCGAAGTTAAAGATAAAATATTAGAATGTTTCATGTACATTTCAGTAGTTGGACTTGGTGTTACAGCAGCTGAGAAGTTCGGTAAAAAATAAAATAGTTTTAAGACAAAATTAGTTATATATATTAATACAAACAAAGGAGTCATTCATGGCTGAATTTAAATTTCCTACGGAAATGGTAGACTTACCATCCAAAGGTCATTTCTATGTTGATGGTCATCCCCTATCTAGTGGTAAAGTAGAAGTAAAATACATGACCGCAAAGGAAGAGGATATACTAACCTCACAAAATCTAATACAACAAGGAACTGTTATTGATGTTTTATTACAATCTTTAATAGTAGACAAAACAATAAATGTAAATGAATTACTGATTGGTGATAAGAATGCTATTATGGTAGCTGCTCGTATTCTAGGTTATGGTAAAGAGTATGAGTTTGAGTATGAAGGTGTAGAACAAAGTGTTGATTTAACTAAATTAGAACCAATAAAAATAGATTTTAAAAATTTATCTAAAGGAACAAATGAATTTTCATATGAGTTACCAAATTCTAAAAGAACTATTACTTTTAAATTATTAAATGGAAAAGATGAATTAGAGATAGAAGGTGAAATTAAAGCAATGGAAAAGATTTCAAAGGTACAATCATCAACTCTAACTACAAGATTTAAAAAAATGATATTATCAGTTGATGGTAATTCAGAAAAGTCTTACATTAACAACTTTGTTGATAACGAGTTTTTATCAAGAGATTCATTATCATTCAGACAACATTTGGTAAAAGTAACTCCAGATATGGATATGAAAACACAAATTATCGATTCTACTGGAAAGGAGACAGAGGTGACAATTCCAGTCACCGTACGATTTTTTTGGCCTAACACCTGAGTATAAGTTACAAATACACGAAGAAATATTTCAATTAATCCTACATTCAAAGGGTGGTTTTACGTTTTCTAATGCGTACAATTTACCCATATATCTACGTACATTCTATTTAAAAAGACTTCAAAAATTCTATAAAGCAGAAGCAGAAGAGTTCAAAAAAGAGATGAATAAATACAAAAAGTGATATTTATTATTGAGTTATAACACTTAATTTTATTCGGAGATTACAATGTCTAAAAATAACAACATTAATGAGGGAATCATAGATAGAATAGTCACTCGTATTATACATAAGGTGGCTGATGGTGTTTCAGGTCAAGCAATAGACAGACTCAAAAAAGCAGATCCAAAATTAGCAAAATCCATGGCTAAAGTAATTCAAGCAAAAAAAGAGATGGAAAGTCATCTAAGTAAATCAGATTTAAGTAAAGTTAGAAGAGGTGAACTTCCAAATTGGATGAAAAAATACGATAAAGGATAATTTATAATGGCTGATGATTATAGAAAATCAGGACAATCTTTTCGAGGTGTTAACAAAGCTCAGTTTGAACAAGAAATGTTTACACAAGAGCAACTTAACATGGCAAATGATTTAGTTCAAAAACTAAAAGAGTTAAATGAAGAAAGAAAAAAAGGAACAGTTTTTGATGACCTTACTAATGGTAACTATGCACAACGATTATCTATTACAAAAAAATTAAAAGATTTTGAAGAAGGAAAACGAGATTTAAGAAGAGGTGATTTACGACATAGTAGTCTGATAAATTCTAAAGCTAGAGAATTTGGTAATATGGTAAAACAACAAGTACCATTTGTCTCTGATATGAATGATAGTTATAAGGAGATAAAAAACAATTACGGATTCTTAGGAAGATTTGCAGGTCCTATAGCAGCGTTTACCGTATTAGCAAAACTTGCTTATGATTTTGCACAAGATGTAGCTGATATAAGAAAAGAAACAGGTCTTACAGTAGTTGGTGCATCTAAATTAAATGTTCAAAATAAAAAAATATATCTTCAAGCAAAACTTTATCTGTTAACTCAAGAAGAAATCGATGCTGCTCAGAAATCAATACGAGATAATTTAGGTCTTAGTGCATTCGAAGCTGCTGACCTTAGTTTAAACTTTGCAAGAACAGCTGCTGCTACTGGTCAGACCAGTGATAATATGGCTAAAAATTTAATGTTATTTGAGTCAGTTTCTAGTGCTAGTAGAGAAGTTTTGATGAATCAAATGAGAACAAATTCAGCTATGATTCAAGCAGCTGGTATTGTACCATCACTTATTTTTGACGACATTGCACAAAATGCTGAGTTCTTCGCAAAGTTTGCAAAAGACGGAGGACAGAATATAGTTCAAGCTGGTATTGCTGCAAGAAAACTTGGATTAGAAATGAGTGCAGTTGCATCTATATCAGAGTCATTATTGAATTTTGAATCGTCTATTGAAGATTCAATGAACGCTTCAATGTTACTTGGTAGAGAAATAAATACTGATAGAGCAAGACAGTTAGCTTTAGCTGGTGACCAAGAAGGACTGATGAAAGAAATACAAAGATTAGCTGGTTCAGAAGCAGAATTTAATAGAATGAATGTTTTACAACGAGAAGCATTAGCTACTGCATTAGCTGGTGGTGATGTAGAAAGATTATCAAGGATAGTTAGAAATCAACAATCATCTGCATCAGGTGAAATAGCAGCAAATAGTGGACAAAGTAAAATAGAAAACCTAACAAACATAACAAATCAAATGTTAGATGAAGGGAACAGAATAATGAAAAGTGGATTTAGGAAATTAGACTAATGCCTTTTTTAGAAGAAACAGCAGATTTATCAAGTTTATCTCCAACAGGACCTAATTCTGATAATAGAGATATGACTAGAGGTAGTGCAGACCAACTACCACCATCTAAACTTACTCAGTTAGATTCACCAGATTTCTTATTTGTTGGACAAGATAGAAGTGGGTTTACACCATTGTTTAACGATAAGAATTTATTTACTGTTAGATTCGGTGGTTCTAGGTTAGAGGACATTGGTAATAATGGTTTCTTTGAAAGTTACTATGGTCAGATGTTAGATAACACAAGTCCTTTTGGTATTCGTAATGATAATCAAACCTCATCTAGAAATTTAGGATTTAGTGGATTCTTAAATCCAAAATTAAAACAATCCAACGCTGGTATCAATATTATAAAACAATACGTGTTTGGACAAGAACCTAAAAAGAATACGTTCCCAAGTTTCGAAGTTCCACCAGATAGACAAGAACCTTTCATAGTTCGTGAGATAGGAAAAAGATGGGGTGTTGGTAATGTAGAAAAACCAAGAATAGAAGGTGCTTTTCCTGGTTTAGTTCAGATAGATAGTCCAGCTTACAAAGGTTCAGATGTAGTCAAATCCGTATTTTCAGCTGCAGATGAAATAGGTAAGAGAGTACTTGGTAGAGAACCAAGTGTATTTTTAGATAGATACTTTGCAGATGTTCGTAGAATTAATGGTGCAACAAATTCTCTTGATTTTCTTGTAAGAGGTTCTAGATTTGTACAAGCACAACAAGTGTTACAAAGAAAGAATCCGTTTGAAAGAGTTTCAACTAGACTTTACAACCTTTCAGAAGAGGGTAGTGTAAAAATTGTAAATGAAGACCTTATACCAGAAGCATATAGACAATATGGAGATGTTAAGGGTGATGCTTTCTCTACGGAAATAAGTCCTCAAATTTATAATCCTCTATCCATATTTAGTATACCGGGTGCTCTTCATATTAATAGAAATGGTTTTCTTAATTTAGATAGTCTTGTTGCGTCTGGTACTATATTTGATTTTATTAGTAAAAAAGTGTGGACTAGTATATCAGAAAAAGCTTCTATTTTTATAAAAGACCAAGCTAGTAAAATTGGTAAGAAGTTTTTTAAAAAGAAAGCTAAACAATTATATAATGATGGTTTTGGTGAGGTAACAAAAGACCAAATCATATCACAAACTTTACAAGAAGCAAAGTTAGAGTCTCTAGTAAAAGATGTAAAAAAACGAGGTGAAAGTTTACGTAAAGTTGCAAAAGATTTTGAACTAATACCATCCAACGAAGGTGGAAGACCATCAAAAGCAACTTTAAGTAAACTTGGTCAAAACGCTTTTAGTGATAAAGGTGTAGATAAAGTAAATTTAATACCTTATGGAAAAGATAGTTATTCTAATGGTGGAGAAGAACTACCTTTAGATGAATTGGATTGGATACCATTTAAATTTAAAGATGTTAGAAATAATAAATCAATGGTATTCAGAGCAATACTTAGTGGTATAACAGATACGTTTTCACCAGAGTATTCACCAGAAAGATATGTTGGTAGACCAGATCCTGTTTATGTTTATCAAGGAACATCTAGAGAAATTGGTTTTACATTTGATGTATATCCTAAATCAGACCAAGAATTAGTTTTTCTATGGGAAAAGTTAAACTATCTAGCAGGTCAAACATATCCACATTGGTCAGACTCTGATGCTAGTGGTGGTAGAGGAATGATATCTCCGTTTACAGAATTAACAATAGGACAGATGTATACTGATACACCAGGTTATATATCTGCATTAACTTATAACGTAATGGATACTGGAACGTATGAAACTGTATTTGCAAAACTACCAAAGTACATTCAAGTAAATTGTACATTTGTTTACATTGGTAAAAGATTACCATCTGCTACACAAAAACACTATGAGATACCTTGGGTTGCTGAAGAACAGTATTTACCAATGTCTAGTTTAAAATTTGCAGATGCTTTGAAAAATCCTGAGTTGTATAACTTGTTCGGAAGTAAAATTAATTTGGCTAGTTTACAGTCACCAAATGACCTTACATTGAACCAAGCAGGTTCACCAAAATTAAATCCACCACCAAAATTTAATAAATCTTCTTTTGGAAATGGTGGAACCTCTTTTGGACAAAGAGAACCAGCAATAAATAGTGTATTAGGTGGTGGTTTAGAGACTCCTGATTTAAATTTGGATTATTAATATGAAAAGATATGATAATAATAAAATAAAAATAGATAAAGATGGTAAGAGAGTATACACCACAACTTACTATCCACCCATTCCTTTAACTAATTCAGACCAATTTATTCAGACAAAAGTTGGTACAAGGTTAGATAATTTAGCTCAAGTATATTATGGTGATTCTACATTATGGTGGGTTATTGCAAAAGCAAATGGTATTAAAGGATTCACTTCTCTAAAATCAAATACAAAATTAAGAATCCCATCAAATATTAGTGAAATACTAGAAAAATTTAAACAACTAAACAGTTAAAGTTATGATTAATCTAGAACCTATTGCAAAATCAGTTCAAAAAAGATTATTTGAAAAGATGAGAGCTCTTGGTAGAGAGACTTCATATTCAGATTCTCCTACAGGTGTTTTAACTCAACAAGAGATGATGTCTAGAACCACATTTATTAAGATGGGTTCTAATCAAAAAAGACCAGTTATTTTAATGGGTGGTGAACTAAAAGAAGACGGTGGACTTCGTGCTGGTTATGATGAAATATATGGTTCTAGAGGTAACAATGAAAATCCAAACAAAAGACCAATGCCAGGAATTAAATCAATAGACGTTAGTTTTAAAGGTGGTGCACGTTCTTCTAGAGAAGCAACAATAAATTGGACTTGTTGGAGTTTTGAAGATATTACTAGATTAACACCACATTTTTTGGCACATGGTAAAACTGTTTTGTTAGAGTGGGGATGGGTTTACAATAAAAAATCTTTAATAGATTTACCAACGTTTTTTGAACTTGATGGAAAAACTAAAAGAAGTGCTTATAAAGACTATACATCTGAAATTTTAAAAGGAAAAGGTGATTTTGACATGATGGTCGGTGTTGTTAAAAATTTTGAATACACAACACGAGCAGATGGTGGGTTTGATTGTCAAACCATAATTGGAAGTATTGGTGTAAATATGATTGACAATACAATACCCAATGATACAATTCTAGATAGTGGTATTACAGTCGATACTAAAAAGAAACGACCAAATCCACTAGCTAGTGATGATGAAATAATTACTTTTGATCTTAACATATCCTTAAAAACTTTTATTTCTAACATTAAATCATATATAGCTACTCAATTTATAAAATCTGAGGTTAAGAACAATAGACATAAATTAGGTCGAGATATGTTTATTTATTATTCACCTAATAAATTTGTTGGTATTGCGGGAAATCAAAATACTATAGAACAAACAAAGAAGGTTGGTGGAGGACTATCCGCCGCTTGGGTTCGTTGGGGTTGGTTTGAGGATAACATTTTATCAAAATTTACATCAATGGTTTCAGATAAAGATATAATTACTGAATTTAGGTCAATAGATACTAATGTTACAACCAATGAAAAATCAAGTGTTAAAATAAGAAGTAGTAAATATCTACAAACAATAGATACCAAATATTATATTTTACCAGGTAAATTTAGTCCTGTTAAAGAAAAGACTAAGGTAAATATTGCTAATGAATCTGTAATATTAGACGGTGATAATAAAGTTATTGTAGACTTAGCATCGATAGTTAACGAAAATTTTCCCAGCTTTGGAGTTGATGCACCTGGTTTTAAAGAGTCTGGAGATGCAGTAGTTGTTCCAACGGGTACTAAGTCCGGCCCTAATGGTGAGAAAGTTATTACTAATAGTAAAGGTGTAAGTTATTATAAACAAAAAACTCAAGGTAACGATAATTCAGAGTTTGGTTATTTGAGAAATATGTTAGTTAATATAAAAGTTATAGAAAATATGTTTGGTATAACAAAAGGAGATGATTCTAAAGACAATAAAACTGTTGAATCAATATCAATAAGTGAAGCTATGGAGAATCTTTTTATATCGTTAAATACACCAATAAACTTTTGGTCTTTTACATTAGAACAAGATGCCACGAATGATAATAGAGTTAGAATAATAGATGAACAAACAACAGGTGTAAATTTTCAAAAACCAATTAGCTCTCAAGTTAGTGAATATGATGGAACAGATGTCTCAAAGTTAGGAATATTTTATTTTCCTGTGTGGAGACATGATAGTATCGTAAAAAGTCAGAACGTAAGTGCAAATGTTCCAACTGCTATGCAGTTAGCTACTATGTATGGTGCTAATTTAGACCAACTTAAATATCCAAATGGTGCTGGAATAACTGGTGAAAAAGATGGTTTGATAGTTGGTGGTCTAAACAATGATAAACAAGACGAAAGAAATAAAAATTTAGATTTTGCTTTTAAACAATCAATGAAAATAGGTAATAAAAATGGTTTTTCAAATGAAGATTTAACTAAAGAAGGTTCTGAAGATGAAGTTTTTGAATATCTGAAAAAAAATATTAAATCTATAAAAGATTATTATTCAGAAAAAGAAAAACGTGAAGCAGAAATTAATAAACCAATAAAATTATCAGACATACCATATGATGCTTCAAAACCTTTACCAATGTTGAGTAATTTAAGTCCCGAACAAAGGGTGGATTTTCTACAGAATGCAGAAGAATCGGAGAAACAGTCTTTGAAAGAACTGTATGGTTCTAAATACATATTAAATTATGAAGATCTAAATTCAGGTCACTTTAAATTAAAAGAAGATTTCGTAAAATCTATCAGTTATCTTACTACTGAACACATAGATGAAAAAAAAGGTACTGCAGATACCAATAAATCTATTATTATACCTTTAGAGATGGAATTGGAAATAGATGGAACTGGTGGTATTTATCCTGGTAATTCATATCATTCAACATATTTACCAGAAAATTATCAAAATAAGACTGTTTTTCAAATGTTTGATGTAAATCATAATGTCAACGATGGTGGTTGGACAACAACCATATCAGGTAAGATGAGAACTACCTATAATCAGGTCTTTGACGCAGTTTCTAAAGATAATCTGTTGAAAGATTTAATCAAAAATTTTCAAAACAAGACCAAAAAACAACAAGAAGATGCAAAAATTATTGAAAAGTCAATTATAAAACCAGGTGTACAATCGGATGGCACATTCATTACCACTGGTCAGGCAATGGATATGGTGTTTGAACAATCTCAAGGAATTAGAGGTGACACTGGAAAATGGGTGAATAGTGATGGTGAGGAAGTTTTATTATTTGAAGGTGATGATACAACTGGATTAACTTGGGTGCCTAATGGGTAAATTAAAAGAAGAAATGATGAAAATACACGAGGACACCGATTTCAAGGTAAACTTTGCTGGTGTGACTCAATTAGGTGAATTTAGGTATACACATGGTGGTTCTGTACAACCTGGTTTAGAATATCACATACATTACACAAATGATAAAGAAGAGGTCTTCATGACTGGTGGTTCTCATGACTCTAGCTCAAAAATAATAGAAAAGGTAAATGGTAGTCAAAGTTTATTTTCAACGTATTCTGAGTTAACTTCACGAGTTAGAGAGGATTACCCATCTAAACATACACCACTACCATCGGAGAGTGATTATAGGATTGGAACTTTTAAACGATACTTTACACAAAAAGCTAATAATCTTGATGGTGAAATATTTGAGATTAAAGAGGAAGATAATGAGATAAACAATTTATTTAGATATATTGTTTTAGATTGGAGGATTGGTGGATTAAAATCCGATGTCATTAGAGATAATCAAGTAACTATAGATTCCATTAGTAGGATTAGAGGTAATGAGCAACTTAGAAAAATATTATTCCCTCTACAATATTGGAATCCACCAAAAGGTTCTGTTGATGATATACAAACAAAACTAAATAGAAGAAAAATAATGTAATTTAGAAAAATACATTGATATGTATAGTAAATGGTTATAGTAGAAAACAACGAACAACTCAGTTCGTTTCTTAAAATATATAGAAAACAAGATAGTATTGTTTTACCTATACAATCTGATGAACATAAACACACAGTAGATGATGATATCTGTTTGCTTTACGTTCAGATTATTGATGGGGAAGAGTACATCCTATCTTACAATCATAGTGAGTCTTTAAACTTAGACGAACACCCAAATCTAAAATCAGATACAACAAAGTATACCATAGATAAAAAAAGATTGCAACATTTAGTTGACATCGATAATGTTGTTGATGTAAATTTACTACACTATATTGAAACAAATCAACCATTGCAAGTTGATAATCTAGATACATCAGCTCATGGTTTTTTTAATATGAAACATTATCGAAAGAAAAATCTTAATAAGGTGATACCAATCTTAAAACACCTAGAAGTTTGTAGAAAGATAACAAGTATGTTGTTAGATGTTATTGATAGAAATAAAGAAGATGTAAACACATCATATAACGATGAGATACTAGATAACCTTTCTTACATGGAAAGTAATGGTATACAAACTATGGATGGTATGGTTTATTCTGAATATAATATATTCACATCTACTGGTAGACCATCGAACAGATTTGGTGGAACGAACTTTGCAGCTCTGAATAAAAAAGATGGTAGTAGAAAACCATATGTAAGTAGATATAAAAATGGTGTATTGGTAGAGATGGACTACGATGCTTATCATCTCAGACTCATTGGTGAACGGATTGGTTATGATTTCCCAAAAGGTTCTGTACATGAACACATGGCAGAGTTTTATGGTGTTGATTATGAAGAGAGTAAGAAGTTATCATTTCAATATCTATATGGTTTTACACCATATGAAGTGTCTCAACTTAATCCATTTTTTGCTAGAGTAGAGAATTATATAAAGGATTTATGGGACAAATATAATAATGAAGAATTTATACTATCCGATATTTATAATAAGAAGATATTTAGGAAAAATTTAGATGGAATGAACGCTAACAAGTTGTTCAATTACACAATTCAGTTAATGGAAACTGAGAACAATATGAAAGTTTTATCAGAATTAATTCCTAATATTAAAGACTATAAAAGTAAATTAATACTATATAGTTATGATAGTTTTTTGTTTGACTTTAATATGGAAGATGGGTTAGATTACATTAAGAAAGTTAAAGAAATATTAGAACAAAAAGATAAGTTTCCAGTTAAAGTTAGTTGGGGACTAAACTATCATGAAATGAAAGACATTACGGAGAAATTTGTATGATTCCAAATTGGAACAAAATATTAAAGGAATGGAGTTATAGAGTTGGTGTTATAAAACCTAGTAACAACACACACCTATATCATCTTAATAAAATCTTAGAAGAACGTGGTTGGCCAAATGAAATCATTAATCAGTTTATTCAAAATTTAAATGAGATAGCTCCAACCGATATGGTTTCAAATCCTAATCCTAAAGGTAGGGCTGATAAAGTACAATACCAATATGCTAAACAATGGATGGATGATAATCCTGATGCAGAGACAAGTGATGATTTTAAGAAGGATGTTGGTAAAGAAAAAGATGATAAACCCAAAGATAAACCTAAAGGTGAACCCAAACCACCAAAAAAGAACGCACTTAATTTTGAAAATGATACTACTGAGGATATAGTCAAAAAAACAGGTGGTGGTGATTTCAAAAAGGTAAATCGAGAACAGACGGTAGAGCGAGTTAATAAAAATAGAGAAGAGGTTTTTGCTGGTAAATCAGGAAAAGGTGGTGGTGATACTACTGTTCAAGAAGAAATGACAAACATAGGGAGAGAGATTGCAGTTCAAAATCCTAATATCACAAAAGAAGAATTAGAAGAGGCTATACTAAAAGAAATAAAAGAAAAATATCCTGATAGTAAATATGCTAAAAATGAAGATAAAACAAAAAAATTAATTAAAAAATCAACCGCTGGTTTACAAACCATGAAAGAAGTTCAATCGAGAGAAGAATATGATTATGGTGAACAACCATCAGGATTACCTACAAACACTACGGATGGTCAAGTAGTAAGAGATTATCTACTTTCAAAATACGAAGAGGCTAAGCAAAGAGGTGATACAGAATTAATGAAACACTATGAGAGAGAACTCAAGTGGTTTCAGAAAAAAGCTACTGATAAATCAGTAACAGGTAAAGAGGGTGATGCTGATACTATGATGATTTTTGAAGATAAAAGTGGTAGAAAGAGAGTATTGTATATTACTAATAAACAAGGTGAAGCAGATATGCAATCTAATTCTACGATTGAAACTGTTTCATTAGCTACAAAAGAAAACATACATCCAGATGCTAACGAGGATGTAGTGGTTCAAATTCAAGAAGGTGCTTCTGAAATGGCAACTGGTTTTAACAACAAGTATGTAAAGAGAAGTGCTCAAGTTATACAAGAAAATAGAGAGGACTTGTCTAAGGTAGAGGATATTATAGGAAAGGCGGCACAATCACAAACTGGTAGAGCAGAGTTTCATAATGATAAACCAAGTGAAAAATATTTAAATGAAAATAAAAAGAATCCAGAAGTTAGGGCGAGATTACTTGGTATGGATAATCCACCAAATGATAATCCTAAATCACCCGAATACAAAGCATGGAAGAAGGAAGTAAATTCTAATTGGGACAAATCAGAACAAGATTTTACAGCTCAAGAAATAACTCAGGCATCTTTAGATTCTACAGGAACAGGTTCGGTTCAAGGCATCGGTAGTGGTGCAAATGGTGTACCTTACACTACGGTTAAAGCAACACAAGTTACTGCAAGTATACGAAAAAAAGTAAAGTCATTGATGAAGAAAAATCCTAATTTATCATTACAAGAAGCTTGTAAACAAGTTGCAGAATCAGAGAGTGGCCCTAAAGGTAAAAAGAAAAAATTATTTGGTGGACAATTTAGTGGAGATGATGTAGAAAGAATAATGAATAATAAAGGATTGGAAGCACTCGAACAAGAACAAGAGAAAAGAGCTCGTTCTATGGATGGGATGTACGAAGAGACTACCAACGGATTGAGAAGTGCAGACGTTAACCTTTATATTACACAAGGTATGAGTCAAGAAGAAGCTCTTGAGAAAAGTAAAAATGAAGCTGGCCCACACGAACAGAGTTACACTGCTGGGTTTATGGAAAGAATGCATTGGTTTGATTATATATCAGGTGATGTTGATGGAAGGGTTGTTGGTGAGATGGGTGAAAATTCACATCCACCAAGGCATGTTAGAGAGTGTTTAGCAGAGCAAACTGGATTTAAAGGTAATCCAAATACTGATAGAGATGGTCTAAAAGAACATATACTAAAAAATGTTAGAGCAGATTCTGAAAATCAAACTTTGACATTTGTAGATAAGTCTAGTGGTAAAGCTAAAACTTTGGGTAATGATACACACAGATTGGCTGGTAGAAATGAAAAAATGGCTGGTGCATTTGGTATTGATATGGTAAATTGTTTAAAGAGTAAAGGAGCTGCAAAGTGAGAACACAACTACTCTGCACATTCACCAAACGAAATAGATTCTATGAGACAGTAGATATTATACTAGCTTGTAACGATATTGTATTCGATAAGGTATATGTATTTCAAAATGAAAATGATTATCATCAGTTAATCTGTACCTATAATGTAGAGTATGATGAGGATGCAATACAAGAAGTACCAGACACTATTTCGTTACATAGAAAAAAGAACACTAACACTCTATACACAATCAATGCACTTAATGATTTGATTCGTGAACTTAATGATGGTAAGTTAGATAAGACCTTTCCAATCGAATGGGAAAATTATAAGAACTGTTTACTGCTAACAAATGAAGAAGGTCTTAATAAAATACCTACTAGAATCTATACGATAATAAATTCAAAAACTTGGGAAAACGAGAAAAAATAATTGTATTTTCAAAAACTTGATTATACTTATATTTGAATGGTTACGAAAGTAACAATTACTAATTAACTAATTAAATAATGGAGAATAATAATGGATTTAAATGCAATCAAAAACCGTCTTAACCAACTTCAAACCACAAATAACAGAACATCAAATCTTTGGAAACCATCACCTGGTAATCAAATTGTTCGTATTGTGCCTTATAAGTTCAACAAAGATAATCCTTTCATCGAGTTATACTTTCACTATGACTTAGGTGGAAAGAATTACCTATCACCAATCTCTTTTGGTAGACCAGACCCGATTGAAGAGTTCGCTCAGAAATTAAAAGGAACTGGTTCAAAGGATGATTATCGTTTAGGTAAGAAAGTTGAAGCGAAAATGAGAACTTATGCACCTGTAGTTGTTCGTGGTGAAGAAAGTCAAGGGGTTAAGTTTTGGGGATTTGGAAAGACTGTTTATCAAGAACTTCTTTCTATAATCGCAGATCCAGATTATGGTGATATTACAGACCAAGTTAGTGGTCGTGATGTTGCTGTAGAGTTCAAAACAGCTGAAGAAACTGGTGCTAGTTTCCCATCTACATCGATAAGAGTAAAACCTAATCAAACACCTATCACCGAAGATGCTTCAATGATGGAGTCGTTAACTGAAAATCAAAAGAATATTACTGATATCTATCAAGAACTTTCTTATGATGAGTTGACTAATGCATTGAATGAGTATCTAAATGGTGGTTCATCTGAAGAAGAAAAAGAAGAAGAATCTACTCCAAAAGTAGAACCTGCTTCTTATAATTCTAAAGAAACATCAGATGCGTTTGATGATTTATTTAATAACTAAATAATCTATAATTGTGGGTGTTGAAGCCAACACTAATAAAACCGAGTGTGTGCGAAGGATTCTTCATAAAGCCGGACACACCCACTTTTAATTAGGAGAAACTTATGTCTACTAGAGACGAATTAGCTGGTGTCTTAGCTGACACAATTAATAAACAATTCAAGGATATGAAAGTTGCATACTTCTTGGATGGTTCAGATACAACACCCACAGATGTAAAAGATTTTATTTCTACAGGTTCTACAATGTTAGACTTGGCAATATCCAATCGACCAGATGGTGGTATTGCAGTTGGTAGAATCACAGAACTAAATGGTTTAGAGAGTAGTGGTAAATCTTTAATCGGTGCTCACATGTTAGCAGAGACTCAGAAAAAAGGTGGTGTTGCTGTTTACATAGATACAGAGACTGCAGTCAGTACAGAGTTCTTAGAAGCTATTGGGTTAGATGTTGAAAGTATGTTGTACTTACATCTAGAAACAGTAGAAGATATCTTTTCTGCTATTGAAGAGATTGTTGCAAAGGTTCGTGAATCAGATAAAGATAGATTGGTAACAATCTTAGTAGATTCACTAGCTGCTGCTTCAACCAAAGTAGAGTTAGAAGCAGAGTTCGACAAAGATGGTTGGGCTACTTCTAAAGCTATTATCCTTTCAAAGGCAATGAGAAAGATTACTCAGATGATTGGAAGACAAAAGATAGCTCTTGTATTTACAAATCAACTTAGACAGAAACTTGGTGTAATGTTCGGAGATCCTTGGACAACAAGTGGTGGTAAAGCTTTACCATTCCATGCGTCAACTCGTATCAGATTAAAGAACGTTGGTCAAATCAAAGATAAGAAAAACAATACTATAGGTATGAAGATGAGGGCTCAAGTTATTAAGAACAGATTAGGTCCTCCCATGAGACATGCTGACTTCGAACTTTATTTCGAGAGTGGTATTGATAATGAAGGTAGTTGGTTAAAGGTCATGAAAGAACATAAACTCGTTAAACAAGGTGGAGCATGGTATACTATGGATGACCACAATGGTAATGAGATTAAGTTCCAATCAAAAGATTGGCCCGAGTATCTTAAAGATGAGGATTTCAAAACTCATTGTTATCAGATGATTTGTGACAAAGTTGTTCTTAAGTACGAAAAGAACTTTGGAATTGACGATGTTATAATCGAAGAGGAACCAAGTGAGTAATGCAAAATATTTGTCTATACTCGATGAGATAAAGAAAAAAGGTGGTTCCCTTGACGGTGGTGAACCAAATGACAAAGTACTAATCATAGATGGCTTAAATACTTTTATCAGAGTATTTAGTGTTATACCAACTACCAATGAAGATGGTATTCATATTGGTGGAATAGTTGGTTTCTTGAGAAGTATTGGTTATGTAATAAACATGATTAGGCCCACTCGTGTCATCATAGTATTTGATGGTAAGGGTGGTTCTAATCGCCGTCGCAAAATATATCCTGAGTATAAACAAAACAGAAAAACAAAGTATCGAGTAAATCGTTCCAATAGTTTTGCATCACAAGACGATGAAAAGATGAACATGATTATGCAAATACAGAGAGTGGTAGAATATTTAGATACTTTACCAGTAACTGTGTTGTCGTATGATAATATTGAAGCTGATGATACAATAGGATATATTTGTAGACAAGTTCTTACAGATTCTAAAATCACTATTATGTCTACTGATAAAGATTTTCTACAACTAGCAAATGGTAGAATAAAGATTTGGAGTCCAACTAAAAAGAAAATGTATGATGAGGATAAAGTACTTGATGAGTATGGTATATCATCCCATAATTACATTTGGTATAGAGTTTTGGATGGTGACAAGTCAGATAATATTAGTGGTGTTCGTGGGTTTGGGTTAAAAACAATTCAGAAGAAGTTACCATTTCTAAGTGAAAATAGAATAGTAAAACTAGATGAAGTAGTAGATGAATTACCAGAACACAAAGATACTATAGAACTAAACTACAAGTTAATGCAATTATCTGATGTAGACATTTCAGGTTCTACAAAGACAAAAATAATCGATGCAGTAAACTCACCAATCAATAGATTGATTAAGTTCAAGTTCGAGAAAATGTTTTTAGAAGATAAATTGTTTACAGCATTACCAAATGTAACAAGTTGGTTACTAAATAACTTTAATCAATTAAATAGTTACGCAGAGAAGACACATAACAAATGAGTGTAAATTACGAAGTATTAAATAAATATCTAGATATAGATTCCTTAGAGTTGGAGTTTCATAAAGTCACGAATGATATAAGAAACATAGACATGGAATATGGTATGGAAGTGATATTTAATTACTATCGTAAATTTGGATTCCCACATTATACTATCAGAGATGAGGAAAAGTATGAACACATGAGAAAACTAAAAAAGTTTGATGTTGATACTATATTAGATGGAGATAAAATAGTTCAGACTATGCATTGTTTAAGATTGGCTTGGACATACTTTCCTCATTTTTGGGAAGTCCGATGTGGTAATGCAAAGTATTCACCGATGGAAATATTTAACGATGATGAAAAGTTAAAGTCTACCATTAAGAAAACTTGGTACTTCGAGCTAAAACATTACAAGGGTGAAGAGGGTAGAGAGAAGAATAAGTTTCACGAAAATAGATTCAGACAATCATTGAAAATATACACAGGCACACAATCTGTCAGTAACTTTCGACCAACTGCTGCTAAACTAATATACGAGAAGTTTGGTGGTGATGTTGTTTGGGATATGTCATGTGGATGGGGTGGAAGATTATTAGGTTTTCTAGCTGCATCAAATACTAAACATTACATTGGTACAGAACCATCATCTAAAACTTACGATGGACTTCAGAAGATGGTGAAAGATTTTTCGTATTTTGAAAAACAAGTTGATATTTATAAACTCGGTAGTGAAGAATACAAACCTAAAAAAGAGTCACTCGACTTATGTTTTACTTCACCACCATACTTTGATACTGAAAAATATTCAGACGAAGACACACAAAGTTATAAAAAGTTTCCAACTGAAGATGGTTGGGTAAACGGGTTTTTAAGAAAAACAATTCAAAACTGCTATGATGGTTTAAAAGATAATAAGTATATGTTAATGAATATTGCTAACACACCTAAATATAATTTCATCGAAGAAGAAACAATTCGTATATCTAAAGAGTTGGGATTTGTTCAAGAGGATACATTACAATTAACTTTATCAAGTGTTATGGGAGCAGGTTACAAATACGAACCTGTTTTTGTTTTTAGAAAGGAGAGTAAATGAGTGAAACACTAACACAATTTGGAACATCGTTTCAATCTAAAATTATTGCTTCATTAATGAGTGATGTAAAGTTCATCCAAACTATTAGTGATATACTAGAACCAGATATGTTTGATTCTGATTCTGATAAATGGTTGGTAAAAAATATTAGAGAATACTTTTACGAGTATAAAAAACAACCTACACTAGAAGTAGTAAAATTTAAGATAGATGAAATAGATAACGATGTATTAAAATCTGGTGTTGTAGAAAAATTAAGAGATGTTTGGAAAAACATAGAAGCAACAGATTTAGAGTTTGTACAATCAGAAACTTTGGATTTCTGTAAGAATCAGACACTAAAGAATGCAATACTAGAATCAGTTGAATTATTAGAAAATAAAAATTATGATGGTATAAAGTCAATTATAGATGATGCAATGAAAGCAGGTACAACAAGAGATTTAGGTCATGACTATGTTCCATCTTTAGAAGCAAGGTTAGAGGAATCATCTAGAATTACTGTTAAAACACCTTGGGATGTTATAAATGATATTACGGATGGTGGACTTGGAGCAGGTGAACTTGGTGTGATTGTTGCTCCTGCTGGTATTGGTAAGTCTTGGACATTACAAGCTCTTGGTTCTGAAGTAATTAAAAAGGGTAAAACA